AACGCGCCCGACACAGTTCTATCTCCAACGCACCACGACGCCGACTGTTTATATCTGGCCGACTCCGCAGGATGCGACCGTGACTCTTTACTACAACGTCGCGCGCATGACGCAGGATCCTGGCGCACTGGCCAACACGGTCGATGCGCCTAACCGTTGGTTTGATGCTTTGGCCGCTGAGTTGGCTGTAAGGCTTGCTGAGAAGTGGGCCCCTGAGCGGCTGGCCGACCTTGAGCGCCGGGCAGCGATTGCCTACACCGCGGCGGCTGCCGAGGATAGCGAGAACGTGACACTGAGCATCGTTCCCAACTATGGTTACGGGAGGCGCGGATGAGTCAGTTATCGCCTCTCAATCGTAAGCAGCGCGTTCGCGCGGTATCCAATCCTGATGATCCGCAGGGATTTGCTATATGCGACGGCTGCGGGTTCCTTGTGCCACACCCTCACCTGCGCGAGCGCATGGAATACCGCGGCGGAAACTCGCCGCAGGGCACTGGCCTGATGGTCTGCGGCGTTTGCGATGACGTGCCGCAACCTTATTACAAAAAACAAGTCCTGCCTCCCGACCCGATACCGTTGGAAAACCCGCGCCCACCGTCTGCTGCTGGTGCGTCATCGGGCTACGGATACCTGACAACGGGTTTATCGTCGGGCAATTATCTTGTCACCACGCAAGATACTTGGAACTGGAGTTGGATAATTACGGTGCAAGAATGACCGGGCAAAACGTCACCATCAATGATCTGACGCTTATCACGACGCCGGCAAGTACGAACCGTTTGCCCGTGATGGCCGCAGCTGGGACTGACACCAACAGCATCACGCTGCTGCAAGTGCAAAACTTTGTCGGCATCTACACCGGATCTGGCGTTCCCACGGCAACAACGGTGACGCACCCATCAATTTATTTGCGCAGTGATGGCAGTTCGGCCAACACGCGCGCGTACATCTCAACATCAACTGGCGGCTGGGTCGCCTTCACAACCGCTTCATAGGTGAGACATGGCAGCAACAATTAAAGCGTTTGCAACAACTATCTCAACCTCGACGGCTCTGACTGCAATCAATGCAGCAACAGCAACGGGTGTTACTGGTTTTGCGGTAACGCTAAACGTCGCAAACACGGCGACAACAAATCAGACGGCTTACGTTGATGTGACGCGCTACAACGGCACAACGCATTATTACCTTGTTCGCCAAGCACCTGTTTATCCTGGATCGGCGTTGTCGGTGATTAGCAAACCTGCCGTCCAGGCGTTTTCATCTGGCTATCAATTCTATGCAGCGATTTTATCAACAGGCACGCCTATTGACTGCAACTTATCAATTGTGGAGATCACCTAATGGCAACGCCATATGTTGGATAGACCCGAGCGCGGGGCCGGTCACACGATTTGTGCCGCTGTCGGCTTCAACGGCCAGTAGCCCAAGCATTGCAATTACAGCGACAACTGCTACGGGCGGTGGGACAGCTATTCATACTTCCGATCCTCAAGCGACTGATGTTGTGTACGTTTACGTTACAAACAACTCTGCCGCGACTTTGACGGCTTATGTGCAAATGGGAGCAACGGCCACGACTGCCGCGCATCCGATCAGCATAACAACTGGTAACTGGATACTGGCCGTCCCTGGATGGCCTATTCGCTCGTCTGGTGTTGTTGGTATTTGGACAACGGCCTCTACGGGGCTTGTCGTTGATGGTTATGTGGCGAGGACATTGACATGAGTTGGCCTTTTATACCGCCTGTCCAGCCACCAGCGGCGGCGTCAACGGACTACGGCCCACACTTCAAGGAGCCTTGGAAGCTGCTGCCAAGGGTAGGTGCGGCTGCAAACATTGGCGTGTATTCGACCGTTCCCGCGTTTGTCGATAGTACCGCTGCGGGATTTTTTACGATTGAACTCGCAGCGCGTGGGATCAACGACGACACGAACTGGACGGCAAACACTTACAAAACAATCTTGAGCGTGACGGGCAAGGGCTTAGTCGCGGCTGTTGTCGGGTGTACGTCAACCTCGGCAAGCATGACGACTACGGTAGAGTTTACCGTCGATGGCGTTTTGACAGAAATCGCTATTCCCGTAGGTGCGGGCGAGCGCGGTACTTTGATGATTACACAAGGCTCAGGAACTCTATACACAACCGCCAACATATACCAAGCGCGTATCGGCTCGCTTAACGCTGCCAAGACCGCTTTGACAGCCCCAACAACTGCTTGCTCGATTGGCACATGGGAATACTTATCGCAAGTCGGCACACCGATGCTTGAGTTTTACACATCTCTGCTTATCCGCATGAAACACACTGAAAACATCACCGGCACGGCAGCACAAGAGCGCCAATCAGCTATCATGTACAGGGTCGGCCTATGATTATTGAAAAGGTTTCATGCTTTCCAAACGAGGGCACGCCGCAGGTTATCGCGGGCACACCGGCTGCGGGCGACTTGGTACGCATCACACTCACGATCCAAGCGGACGGCGTTGATAGCGTTCAATACAGCCGGTATTCGCCACCGCCTGCGCCATCAACAAACGCGGCCATACTCAGCAAAACGCAATACATGGACCATTGCTTTGCCCAGTTTGGCGGCGAGACAACCGGGCGCTTGCGTTACGGCGCAATCATGAAAGCTGCACGCGCATCAACAAATGACGGCGTGGTGGTATCGCTTGAATACTACAAAGGCGCGACCAGTGTCGAAAAAGACAGCGCCACAGTTTTCCTTGCATTGCTCGTTTCAGCGGCAATCTGCACACAACAGGAAGCCGACGCTGTAATCAATAACTGGCCAATGGTGTAGCGCAGCCAATGGCCGAGACATTTACCTTTACCAGTCTGAAGGAAACAGTCCGCACTTACGTTGAGCGCGGATCGGCCGGTTACGACCCCATTACCGATGACCAAATTCCGGTTGCCATCAACCTGACCGAGCGCCAAATGGCGCGCGAACTTAAGATACAAGGGTTCCAGCGCGCGGTTACGTCGGCCATGCAGGCAAACCTTGGAGTTTACCAGAAGCCAGACCGTTGGCGCGAAACAATCAGCATTAACATTGGGACCAACCTCAGCACTGCGACCACGTTTAACCAGCGCGTACTCTTGCGGCAGCTTGCTTATGAAGCGGCCACTGCATATTGGCCAGATCGGACGCAAACTGGTACGCCAAAGTTTTATTCCGACTATGACTATGAGCATTTCATTGTCGTGCCAACGCCAAGCACCACCAATCCGTTTGAGATGTTGTATTGGGAACTGCCGCCGTTGCTTGATGATAGCACGCAGACCAATTACCTATCTGACTTTGCGCCAAACGCTTTGCTGCATGGGACGTTGAAAGAAATGTTTGGTTGGCTGCGCAATGAGACTGAGCGAGCCAAGTGGGCCGAGCAATATGATCGCGACATGGCGGCTTTAAGCGGCGAGGACTTGCAGAAAATCCTTGACCGTAATTACAAAAGGAAAACGTCGTGACAAGTTTTACCGATGTGTTCTCTGCTGGTCAGATTCAGTCATCTCAGGTGTCGTACAAAGCCTACACCGCGACAAGCAGTTTAACGCTTGCTTGGCCGACTGAGACTGCGCCCAACAACAAAGTTGTTGCGGTTATTAACGACATTTCGTTTACGGTTAGCAGCCAGAGCATTACGATGCCGTCGGCGCTGCAACAGTCGGTTGGCGCAAGTCCGCTGTGGAATAACGTCGGATCAAACCAATTTACTCTGCTTGACTCTGGCGGCGGAACTATTTTTACGGCCACGTCAGGCGCGGGCTTTATCTCGTACCTAGCCGACAACACCACGGCATCCGGCACATGGCGCACGCTCCAAGTCGGAACGGTAACATCGTCGTCATCGGCTGCTGCGTTGGCAGGTCTTGGCATCACCGCCATCACTACAACGCTCAACCAAGAGTATGACGTAACCACTGCGACTAGCGCGTTTACGGCCACTGATCGGTCGTCTACGCGGGTTTGGACTGGTGGCGCCGGAACGATCACGGCCACTACGGCATCATCGCTTGGGCAAGGGTGGTTTGTTAATTTCAAAAACCTTGGCACCGGGGCGGTTACAATTGATCCCTCTGGCGGCGAAACCATTGACGACAGTCTTACATTTACGTTCAACCCCGGCGATAGCGGCATCATCAATACTGATGGGTCGGAGTTCTATGTTATTGGGTTTGGGCAAAGTGCCGTTTTTGCGTTTGACTACACGGCCATCGCCGTTGCTGGGTCTGGAAATTACACCCTGAGCGGCACGGAATTAAACCGTATTGCATATAAGTTTACCGGGGTTTTGACTGGCGCGCGCGACATTATCGTGCCGTCAACAGTGCAACAGTATTGGGTAGACAATTCAACAACCGGCTCATTTGCGTTCCAGGTTCGCACGTCAACGCAAGCAACTGGCGTTTCTATTGGGAACAACTCCACGCGGCAAATTCTATATTGCAACGGCACTGACGTTGTTCTTGGCGACACTGCTGGCTTATCATCGCCAATACTGGTCGCCCAAGGCGGAACGGGAGCAACAACCGCTGCGGGCGCTCGCACAAATCTTGGCGTTCTGAGCACTGAAGAATCAATCATCTGGTCGATTGTGCTCGGGTAATCATGGCCGATAACCCGTCTGACCCTGTACCAATTGAACTTAACTCGCTTCCTGGCGTGAAGCGTGACGGCACGGTGCTGGATGGAAATTATCACAATGATGCGCATTGGTGCAGATTCCAGCGCAAGCGTCCCCGTAAGATTGGCGGCTATCGCACACTAACAGGCCTCCTTGGTGGCATCTGCCGAGGGATGCACGTATTTGACCAGAACAATCAAACGTATGTCCACACGGGGTTTGCGTCATCACTAACTCGCCTGACGGTTGACCCTAACGGCGTGACGTCATCCATAACTGATCGCACGCCTGCAGCATTGACGGCCAGCACAAACAATATGTGGCAACTTGATGCCATATACGACTCAACCGGATTGGGAATGAAGATACTGGCGCACGCTGCGCCAAACCTGCTTGACATGAGCAACGACACCGCGTTGCCGGTATTCTATGGCGACATGACATCAACCACGGTTCTTACGCCAACCAACGCGCAAAACGTATCTGGCGGCATGTTCGTCATTCACCCCTACGTCATGACGCTCGGCTCTAACGGCGTTGTTGAGTGGTCGCCACCGAATAACCCAAACGGGTTTGGTGGTGCCGGCTCATCGTCGGCACGCATTACCGATGCCAAGCTGGTGCGTGGGATGCAACTTCGTGCCGGCGCTGGTAACGGACCAAGCGGACTGATCTGGTCGCTTCATAGTTTGCTGCGCGTAACTTTTGTCGGCGGCACCACGATATTTAATTTTGATACCATCACCGATGATGTAAGCATTATGTCGTCAATGTGCGTGATTGAGTACAACGGCATATATTTTTGGATTGGGACTGATACGTTTTATATGTTCAACGGCGTTGTGCGCGAAGTGCAGAACGATATGAACAGCAACTTCTTTTTTGACAACCTTAATTACACTTATCGCAACAAGGTCTTTGCGTTTAAGGTGCCGCGGTTTGGCGAGATTTGGTGGTGTTTCCCAAAGGGGTCTGACGCAACTGAGTGCAATTGGGCCGTCGTTTACAACGTCCGCGAAAACTTCTGGTTTGATACGCCGCTACCAAACGGCGGTCGGTCGGCCGCCCAATCTGCTCAAGTATTCCGCTCACCCATAATGACTGGCGTAGATCAAACGGCATCAGGCAGCGGCTTCTATTACCTATGGCAACATGAGTTCGGCGTTGATGAACTGCGCGGCAGCCGAGTGCTTGCCATTGAAAGCGCGTTTGAAACAGCCAACTTCATGATGGCTTATGGCGGGATTGCTGGACGCCCCATGAATAACGCGCTTGTGACCAACATCATTGAGCCTGATTTTGTGCAAACCGGCGACATGACATTGCAAGTTATTGGCACCAGCAACGCCAGGTCAACGCAATATGCCAGCGACATCACCACGTTCCCCGACGTTGCGACTACGGGCAGCCAGCAGGTGTTGAATATCAGGACTCAAATCAGGCAAGCCAGATATAGGTACACCAGCAACGTGCAGGGCGGCGACTATCAGGCGGGCAAAATCCTGTACCACGTCCAGCCAGGCGATGAGATTATCACGTCATGACAACCATTAACCCTTACGGCCTGAACGTGCAGGAATGGACCGACATGACGGCACTGGGGCTATACAACTACGGCGCCGCGCCCGTGCTTCTGGACCCAGATAATTGGCGGGAGTGGGCCTTGACGGTATTGGGATTTCCAGCAATTTCTGATATAAATGCCCCTGACCCCACCAGTTTCGAAGATTGGCGAGAATGGGCATCTCGTTTCAATCAGTTATATAGCAGGCTATAGACATGAACCGGGGATTAGCGTCAGCCGCTCAGGAACTCCAAAGCTACGGACGTGGCCCTGATACCATGCTCGCCCACATCTCGCCTTCTGAGGCGAAGTTTGTTGACATGATGCAGGGTGGGCGTCGGATTAACCCGAACACTGGATTGCCTGAATATGGGTTGTTTGGCAAGGTTCTCAAGGGCCTTGCTCGGGCGGCAGGTACTGCGGTTGGATTTACGCTTGGTGGGCCTGCGGGCGCGGCGCTGGGCGCTGGGTTGGCGACTAAGGCGACTGGCGGCTCATGGAAGCAGGCGCTAACTGGCGCGGCATTGGCGGGCGTTGGCACATGGGGCATGAACGCGCTCTCTGGGGCTGGGACTGGACTTACTACGGGGGCAACTTATGGGCCCTTAGCAAACACCATTTCAGGGCTACCAGCAGGGGCCATAACCGGCTCTTTGGGTGCGCCTGGTACGCTTGGTGGGTTTGCATCTTCTGCGCTGCCGGCAGGATTGTCTGGAAGTGCGGCGAATATGTCTCTCTCTGGGCTTGCATCGGCTGTGGGCTCGACAATTGCAGCCAACCCAATCGGCTACGGGTCTGCGGCTCTGGTTGGTGCGGCGCAACCTAACCAGACAAAATCAAGTTCAACCAATGCGCCTGACTTCATTTCCAACCAACCGAAGCAGCCAACGATTGACGAGATTCGCGCAAAGCTAGTCTCGCAAGGCATTACTGGCGAGCGCCAATACGTGCCTTACACTGGCGACCCGTACAATTATCGCGGCCACACTTACTTCAGCGGTCGCGGCTACGCTCAAGGCGGCGCGGTCATGGGCCTATCCGGTGCAACGCCGTCCCTTGAGGCGATGGCCATGCAGGGATACGCGCTCGGCCGCAAACGTGGCGGTCCAGTGCTTGGGCCTGGAGATGGCAAGAGCGATGACATTCCGGCGATGCTGTCGAATAACGAACATATCATAGACGCCCAGACCGTCGCGATGGCTGGTGACGGCGATAGCGATGCTGGCCACAAAGTCATTGAGCGCATCAAGCAAAAAATTCGTGCCGATGCTGGCCAGAAGAATCCTAAGAAACCATCGGGCAAACAACGTGGACTTGGTGCCGTAATGGCCCAAGCAAAGGCAGCCTAAAATGGCATCAGGCGGAACTCAAACAGTCTATCAGTACAACCAAACGCAGCTACCGCAATGGTACACAGATTACATGCAGGGCATCACTGGCCAAGTGAGCCAGTTGCAAGATCAGCCGTATGTTGGCTACACGGGCCAGCGCACTGCGGGACTGACCAATGACGAACTGAACGCTTACGGTGGCGTGCGCGCAAACCAAGGCAGTTGGATTCCTTTCAACGACCAGGCAACACGTTTGGCTGAAGGCGCCACTGGCATTAACTTCGACACTGCGGCGGCTGCCGGCGACAACTACATCGGCAAGGGCACCGATCTGCTGTCTGCTGCTGGTAACAAGGATACCGCATCATCTTTTGACCCATACGCTAAAGAGTCACTGGGGCTGTATCGAGCGGCGGGTGAGGGCGACACATTTACCGGCTCGTCGCCATACGTGCAGCAAGCTGCAAACATGAACGGCTTGGCGTCTGCATCACCATACCTGAGTGCGGCGTCGGGCGATTTTCCATCCAACGCTGGCCGCTACATGAGCCCGTATACTGCTGGGGTTACGGATAAAATTGCTGACCTTGGCGCGCGCAACCTCGGTGAAAGCCTGCTGCCGCAAATCAGCGATGATTTCATCAAATCCGGTCAATACGGATCAACACGGCAGCGTGACCTTGTTGGCCGCGCAATCCGCGATACCAACGAATCAGTGTTGGCCGAGCAGGCGCGTTCGCTTGAGGCTGGCTATGGAACGGCTGGGCAATTGTATAACCAAGACGCGTCCAGGTATGCAGGTCTTGCCGGAACCGCGGGCAACCTCGGTCTTGGGCAGGGCAATCTTAGCCTCAACGTCGGCAAGACGTTGGCTGATATTCAAGGCTCTGACCTCAACCGCCAACTCACCGCCGGCCAAGGGATATCGTCGCTGGGTCAGTTCACCACTGAGTCGCAAGCCGCCGATGCTGCGCGTAAATTGCAGGCTGGCCAGGCGATTGGCAGCCTTGGTACTCAGCGCGGTCAATTGGGCCTTAGCGCCGCTGGCAATCGGGCGAGTACGATGCTTGGTGCTTCGCAGCAATTTGCGGCATTGGGCGACCAGCGCCAACAACAGGGCCTTACCGACGCATCATCGTTGGAGAACATCGGCCAGACTCAGCGCGGCATCAACCAGCAAAACCTCAACACTGCATACGGCGATTTCACCGAGCAACGCGATTACCCGTGGCAGCAAGTCAGCCGTGGCGTTGGCATCGTTGGTGGCCAGCAATTGCCGACATCGACAACAACGCAAGGCCAGACACAAGGCGGGGGGCCAAGCACGGCGGCGCAAGTCGGCGGCGCTATCGCAACCGGTTTGGGTCTGTACGGCGCACTGCGCAAGGCGTCGGGCGGTCCCGTAAAGAAGCCCAAGCGCGTTTCGTCGTATGGCCGTCTGCCACCTCGCGGACTGTCATCGGCCATGATGATGGAGGCGGCGTAGATGGCTCAGTTACCGTTAGCCACACCATCGCGTAGCGGCACAGTAATGTGGCGTCAGGTTCCTGACGCTGAAATTGATAGCGTGATGATGGACCCATCGACACCGAGCGCATACAAAGCGCAAGCGGCGGCTGAGAAGTCACGTCGGCAATCAACTCCGGGCGGGTTTATGTCCACGCAAGGCAAGATGCTTGGGCGTGCCATGGGTACCACCGAAGATGGTGAGCCAACTAATCGGCAGTCAACGCTCGATGCTTATGTCATGCCGGTTGCGCGTGGCGCTCGCGCCATTGGGTCGGCCATGTACGATAAAGCCGCCGAGGGCTTGGGTAAACTTGGCAGCGCATACGCCGACCTTGGTGGAAGCCGTAGGCAATTTGCCCCACCTCCTATGGGCGGTTCTGGATTTGACCCGGCATCTATGACTCAGCCTCTTCTTATCGAACGCGATGAGCCTCCCATCCCATCCATGCAGCCAATGGGGATGCCTGGTGCGCAGGGGCCAACCGAGCAAGACTTAACGCCACCTCCACAGGATTTGGCGCGTGCGGCACTTGCTCCCAAGCAACCCAAGCCTGCTGATGACTTGATGGCTGGAACTGAGGCGGCCAAGTCTGTTGCCGATCCAAAACCAGCCGCCATGCAAACCGCTATGAACGGCGACGACCTTGGTGGCATGAGCCCGGCGTATCTGGCGCTGGCTCAGAAAATGATTGCGGCGCAAGACGATGATACGGGCCCGACCGATCAGGACAAGTGGTTGGCTTTGGCTCAAGGCGGCGCGCGTATGCTTGCCTCGCAGTCGCCAAACTTCGGCGGTGCGCTAGGCGAAGGCGCTGCGTCCGGCGTTGAGTCGCTGATGAAAGCAAGGGCGCAACGGGCCGAGCAGGCTGCGCGTCGTGCATCGCAGGGCTTGCAAGTCGCTGGCACGGCGGCTCAGTTGCAACAGGGTGATCGCAGTTACGGATTGCAAAAGCAACAAGCCGCACTGGCCGAGCGCATACAAACTGCCAAAGAAACCGAGGATGCTGCCAAGAAGCCGCTTATTGAAGCCCAGATTGCCAACCTGCGTGCGGATGCCGCACGTAACATTGCCGCGGCCGATAACTATGGAAAAGCTAAAGGCGTTTTGGGGGCAAAGACGGCTTTGGCGCAAAAACTGGTGGATGAAGCCAAGTTAAGGGGAGTTGATCTTCCGTTTGATCAAGCACTTCAGCAAACATTTAAAGACGATTCATCTTTGGCAGCTAAGGACGCGTATAACGTTGTCCTAAAAGCTAGGGAATTTTCCGACACATCAGGCAAAACGTTAGAAGAAGAATTGTCCCTTATCACAGAAGCCGCTGACAATCTTCGTGGGCCAAAGCCCAGTGGAAAGGAAATCATTGCCAAAACGCAGGCAGATATTGATAACGCCCCAAGCGGCTCTATTATCATCGTCAACGGTAAGCGATTAAAAAAGCCCTAGGTAAGCAATGGCTCCCTTGGACGTAAGCAAACTGACGCCGCTTGACACGTCCGGGCTTCAATCCGTTGACGAACCATTGGACGTTTCTGGATTACAGGCACTGGATGTTAAGGGGCTTGTTCCAGTTGGCGAGCAACCCACCTCCGAAGGCTTTGGCGCTGGTTTCACGCGCGGCGTAAAATCAGGCTTCCTGTCGGTGCCCGAGACTACGGGCGCTGGCATTGAGGCTTATGGCCGGGCCCTTGGTCTAAAGCCGGTTACAGAAGCTGGGCAGTCTATTCAGCAAGCGGTTACGGGCGGCGAGCAACCTGAGCAAATGGTGCCGCTGCGAGATGCTTTGTCCAAACCGCTGACGTTTGCCGGCGAACAGATTGGCCAAGCCGTCGGGCAGTATGGCCCTAACTTTGCCATCCCTGCATTGGCTGGGGCCGGAACAACGGCGCTCACCGGCAACCCTGCGGCTGGCGTCGTTGCCATGGGCGGCGCGGCTGCGGTGACTGCACTGCCTCAGAACACTGGCGATTTGTTTCAGTCCCTGAAAGACGAAGGCGTTGACGCCGACCGTGCGGCAAAACTGGCCGCGGTATGGGGCCCAGTCATTACCGTGCCGGATGTGTTTTCGTCGTTCACACTTTTGAAGCCGTTTACTGAGACTGCCAAGAAAGAAGGCGTCAAAGGCATAGCAAAGTCACTGGCTCGCAGACTGGCCGAGGGGGCTGCGCTTGAGGGGTTGACCGGGGGCGTGCAGCAAGCGGCCCAAGAAACGATTGTGGGCGTTGAAACGGGCAAGCCTGACCTTGGCCGCCGCGCTGAGTCTGTAGCTGGCGCGACCCTACAGGGCGTGCTTGGCGGAACGATTGCCGAGGGTGGTGCGTCGGCTTACAACCGGATTCGTAATGGTCCCGAGGAGCCGC